CTATTTCACTCAATCCTATTGAAACAACTACTCCCTTTGGTTTGCTTCCTAGACCTGGGGATAGAATTACTTATGATCCCTTTATTCTACGTTTTAGAGTAGATGAAGATCTTAAGAACTACATTGAAATTCAAAATTGGTTTGTTGGTATTGGACATCCGGATACTCTAGAGCAAGCTAAGGCTTTTGCTGAAACTAATCCAAGTCCATTTATAACAGGAAGACAGGGTGGTTCTTCTCAAATCGCCAATTTTATGTCCGACGCAACTCTTACAGTTCTAACTAGCCATAAGAACGCGAATATGAATATTGTGTTTCAGGACGTATTCCCGACTTCTCTCACCGAATTGACATTCGATGTAACGCAAGCTGACGTCGATTATCTCGAAGCGACAGTGACGTTTAGATACAGAAAATATTCAATATCTCCTGTATAATCCCTTTACTTGTGATGAATTTTATATTATAGTGTATAAATGATCTCAATAGACGAAATTGTACAAAGCTGGAAAGACGATTGCAAGATTGATGACCTCAATCTCGATCGCGAGAACATACGCATCGCATCCCTTCATTCAAAATATGTCGGGTTTATGGTCGACGAAAATAAAATTCTTCGGACACACTATCGCGATCGCGCCATCCTCAAAAGAATTCTTCGCTCATATTATTTGGGAGAAGCCGAAGAAAAAGATCTAGAACAACTTGGTCGCGATCAATTTCAGAAACGAATCATGAAAAATGAGCTCAACGATTATTTCGAGACTGATGATCTGTTGATTCGTATCAATGCAAAGATTTCAGCACAGGAAGAAAAGATTGACGTTCTCAAAGAAATTATCAAATCAATCAATGGTAGAGGGTTTCAACTTAAGAATGCTATCGATTGGCACCGCTTAACAATGGGGTAGGATGCTTACAGTAACAAAGATTGATGAAGTATGGGCACATGTACAATGTGAACCAGGACAGTGCCAAGAAATAAGTGATATGCTCACGTTCGAAGTTCCTGGAGCAAAATTTATGCCGTCATACCGTAAAAGGTATTGGGACGGCAAGATTCGTTTGTATGATTCGCGCAAGAGCAGGATCTATGCTGGTCTTTATGACAAGATGCGGCAGTTTGCTACAAATAATGGTTATGATATCAATATCGACGAACAGCTTGAACAGACCGACGAAATATCAATCGCTGAAGCTAAGAAGTTTATTGATTCACTCAATCTCCCCGTAGAACCTCGCGATTATCAGATCCGCGCATTTTGTTTCGCAGTACGGAATCGACGTGGTGTTCTTATTTCTCCGACTGGTAGCGGTAAATCATTGATCGCTTATTTGATCGCTCGTTGGTATAATCTAAAGACGCTTATTGTTGTTCCTACTGTTTCACTTGTTATGCAAATGGCAAAAGATTTTCAAGACTATGGATACACAAAAGAAATCCATGGTATTATGGCTGGCGTTGAGAAAACTTCTTCGACTGATATTACAGTTTCGACTTGGCAGTCTGTGTATGAACAGGATAGAAAGTTTTTCGAAAAGTATGATGTGATAATCGGAGACGAAGCGCACTTGTTCAAAGCTAAGAGTCTCACTTCTATCATGACAAAAATGATCAATACAAAATATCGTTTTGGTATGACAGGAACACTTGACGGCGCAGAAGTTCACGAACTCGTTCTTGAAGGTTTGTTTGGTAAAATTGAAAAGATTGTTGACACTAGTAGGCTCATCGCAGATAAAAATCTTGCAAGCCTCAATATCAAAATTCTTGTTTTGAGTCATCCTAAAGAAGATCGTAAATCTGTTCTTGAAGGCAACTATCAAAATGAACTTGAAGCGATAGTATTAAGTGAAGCTAGAAATAAGTTTATACGAAATCTCACTTTATCTTTGAATGGAAATACGCTATTATTGTATGCTTTAGTTGAAAAGCATGGTAAAAAACTTTTCGACATGATCAAAACTGAAGCACCTCATGAAAATGTATTTTTCGTTTCTGGTGGTGTCGAGGCGCAAGAACGCGAGCGAGTTCGGCAGATTGTAGAAAAATCAAATAACAGTATTATTGTTGCCTCATATGGCACATTTTCGACGGGTATAAATATTAGGAACCTTCATAATGTAATTTTTGCGAGTCCGACAAAAAGTAGAATACGAACGTTGCAGTCTATCGGGCGAGGATTGCGTACCAGTGATACTAAAGACTCCTGTACCCTGTTCGATATCGCTGATGACTTTTCTTCGAAGACAAAAAAGAATTATACACTCAATCATCTTATAGAACGTGTTAAGATGTATAACTCAGAAAGATTTCCTTACAAACTGTATAACATAAAGTTAGGATCTTCAAATGAACGTGGTATATTTTAAGTTGCTAAATGGCGAAGATATCATGGCAAACTTGATAGAAGAAACTGACCATCACTATTTGATTGACTTTCCATATAAATTTCTAATGAGTGTCGATTCTCGTTCTAATATTCTTTCGACTAGCATTGTTCGTTGGATTCCAATGAAGGATTTTATGGAACAGCCGTTAAAGATCATAAAACACTCTGTCATATCGATGGGGAATGTTTCGAAAGATATTGAAGATTATTATTTGGATATTCGAAAAGAAACAGTAAGAGAGTTTGAAGAAGAAGACTATTCTGATATTGGAAGATCGATACAAGACGATAGCGAACAAACTATGGAAGAACTTGTAGATACAATTCTTGGTAAAGGCAGAACAATTCATTAGGAGTTTATTATGGCTGAAAAGAAAAAGCGAGCACATTATGTCAACAATGCTGAATTATATAAGCATATGGTCGAATATAAGAAGACAGTAAAAAATGCAGAAAAGCAAAACCAGCCAAGACCAAGAGTGACTCCATATATTGGCGATTGTATTATGAAGATCGCCACCCATCTAGCGTATCGTCCGAATTTTTCTAACTACACTTTTCGAGAAGAGATGGTATGTGACGGGATCGAAAACTGTTTGCAGTATATTGACAACTTCGATCCAAATAAATCTAAAAATCCATTTGCATATTTTACTCAGATCATTTACTTTGCGTTCATTCGTCGTATTCAAAAAGAAAAGAAGTATCTCTATACAAAGTATGCTGCTATTGAGCGAGCAAATCTTATGGATGAGACTGCTGAACTTCATGAATCCGAAAAGGGAACTAATGTTCGCTACGACGCCGATGTTCAATACGGTGAGTGGTCTCAAGAGCAAATGGAAAACTTCATGAATGATTTTGAAGAAAGTCGTCGCCGCAAAAGAAAGAAGAAAAAGGTGGCAGTCGGAGAAAAGTAAATATGAAACTTGCTATTATTGGTGACTTGCATTGGGGCGCTCGTAATGATAATCAAGAGTTCCTCGATTATTTCCAAAGATTTTTTGATAATATCTTTTTTCCAGAACTGAAGAAGCGTGGGGTTACGCGCATTCTTCAAGTCGGCGATTTTATGGATCGTCGGAAGTTCGTCAGCTATGTTACACTCAATCATATCCGTAACAGGATCTTCAATGAAGGGTTTGAGTGGGATATCATTGTAGGCAACCACGATACTCCATACAAAAACACCAATGAGATCAACTCACTTTCCGAACTCTTTTCTGAAAACCATAACATTCGTTTTTTTGCAGATCCGACAGAAACTGAATATGATGGGCTTCCTGTGTTGCTCCTTCCCTGGATCAACGCATCAAACCATTCTACAAGTATGAAAATGATTCATGAGACAAAGGCGCAAATTGCTTTCGGTCATCTTGAAATTAATGGTTTCGAAATGTATCGCGGCATGGCATGTGAACATGGTCTTGAAGTTGTAAATTTTGACAAGTTTGATCTGGTTGGTTCTGGGCACTTCCATCGTAAGTCGCACTCTGGCGGCATTTATTATTTCGGAACGCCATACGAGATCACATGGTCTGACTATGGCGAAGAAAAAGGCTTCTACATTTTTGATACAGAAACGCGAGATCTTGAGTTTATCGAAAATCCATATCATATATTTCATAAGGTTTGGTATGATGATGAGGGTAAGACGCTCGATGATTTCCTATCTAAAGATATAAGCCATCTCAATCGATCGTATGTAAAGGTTATTGTTAAGAATAAAAACAATCCATATTGGTTTGATTTGTTCATGAACAAGATATATTCTTCGGCTCCTCTTGATGTTTCAATTGTCGACGACCACTACAATATCACAGAACTAAGTGAAGAAGATCTTGCTTCGGAAGCCGAAGACACGATGACAATCCTTTCGCGATATATCGAAGAGATGGATAGCAGCGTCAATAAGAAATCCCTTTACAATATTATGAATTCATTGTATAATGAAGCATTAACGTTGGAGTCTAGTGATGATTAGATTTAAGACTTGCCGTTGGAAGAACTTTCTTTCCACTGGCAATGTTATGACAGAAGTCGAGTTAGACAAACATCAGACGACTTTGATCACTGGTCAGAACGGCGCAGGGAAGTCAACTATTCTTGATGCTCTTTGTTTTGCTCTGTATAACAAGCCATTCCGTAACATCAAAAAGCCACAGCTAATTAATTCGATCAACAACGGCGCTTGCGTTGTCGAAATTGAATTTTCTACTAACGGAAAAGAATATAAAGTTATTCGTGGCGTCAAGCCAGCTGTTTTTGAAATCTATCAGAACGGCGAACAGCTCGATCAAAAGGCAGATGCGAGAGAACAGCAGGACGATTTTGAGAAAAATATTCTGCGCATGAATATGAAGTCATTTACACAAACTGTTATTCTTGGTTCATCTTCATTCGTCCCTTTTATGCAACTGACTCCATACGTTCGGCGCGAAGTCATTGAAGATTTGCTCGACATTGGCGTGTTTTCGACTATGGCGCTTTTGCTTAAAGAAAAAGTTTCAAAGAATAAGCAGGATATCATACTAAATGAAAAAGATATCCAGTCTTTGGAAGCTATGATTACTATGCAGAAAGAGCAGTCCATTTTCGATAATCAGAAACGGACAGAGCAAATCGAAACATGTATGGAACGCATAAGCGATATTGATAAAAATATAGTTAATTTGAAGACCGCTGCAGAATCGGAACAAAATGCAATCAATGATCTGATTGAACAGATTATCGATGAAACGAAAATCCACAATCGTTCGAGTCGCGCACTCAAGATAGAAAAAGACTTAGATCTAAAAAAGAAAGCCTCTCAGAAGACTATTGACTTTTACAATAACAATGATCACTGCCCAACCTGTACGCAAGAAATTGATCAGGCAATCAAGGCAGAAAAGATCGAAGAAAAAAATAAAACTATTGCTGAGATTGAAGACGCATTGGACAAAGTTTCTCAGGAAATCGAAAAGATCAACGAGAGACATAATGAAATTGTTGTAATAAAGGGTACGATTGAGGCAAGAAGAAAGAGTTTAGAAAATAAAAATGCTTTAATTCGCGAAGATGACCGCGAACGTTCACTGATTCAGAAACAGATCGAAAAACTCAGAGAAGAATCTGTTACGCAGCCTATGAATAAGTTGGCAGAACTCAATGAGAAGAAAGATGTTGAACTCAACAACAAAAAAGAACTTCTCGATCAGCGTCAAGTTTTAGAAATTGCGAATCTCATTCTTCGCGATAGTGGGATCAAAGCTAAGATCATTAAACAGTATGTGCCAATCATTAACCAGCTTGTCAACAAGTATCTTGCTGCTATGGATTTTTTTGTGAAGTTCGAACTCGACGAAAATTTCAATGAAAAAATTCTATCTCGTCATCGTGACGACTTCACTTATGCCTCGTTTAGTGAAGGTGAAAAGATGCGTATCGATCTTGCTCTTTTATTCACTTGGCGAATGATTGCTAAAATGAAAAATAGTTCGAGCAGCAATCTACTTATTCTCGATGAAGTCTTTGATGCTTCTCTTGATACAAACGGTTGTGATGAGTTCCTAAAGATTATCCAAAATCTCGATGATTCTAATGTGTTTGTGATTTCGCATAAGGGCGATATCCTTCAAGATAAATTTTTGAACCATATACGATTTGAAAAGCATAAAAACTTTTCGAGGGTGGCAGCATGAGAGCATTGATAACAGGCATCACAGGTCAAGACGGATCATATCTTGCTGAATATCTTTTAACTCTCGGCTATGAAGTGCACGGGATAATTCGGCGATCATCTTCTTTTAACACTGGTCGCATCGATCATATTTTCGATAAGCTACATTTACATTATGGCGACGTGACTGATGGTATGTCTGTTTTGAATATCATTCATCATAACACGCCAGATGAAATTTATAATTTGGCTGCTCAATCGCATGTTAAGGTGAGTTTCGAAACGCCGAGTTATACTGCGATGGTTGATGCTATCGGTGCTATGAATATTCTAGAATCTGTTCGCACTCTTGGCTGGGAAAAAGAAACAAAAATTTATCAAGCCTCGACCTCAGAAATGTTCGGTTCTGCTCCTGCTCCTCAGAACGAAAACACGCCATTCGAACCCTGCAGCCCATATGGGTGCGCGAAGTTGTACGCATATTGGATGACGCGAAACTATCGTGATTCTTATGGAATGTTTGCTTGTAGCGGGATCCTATTCAATCATGAATCGCCCCGTCGCGGCGAAACATTCGTAACAAGAAAAATCACGAAGGGTGTTGCTCGGATTTATCACAACAAGCAACAATATGTCATAGTTGGTAATCTTGATGCAAAACGTGACTGGGGTCATGCGCGAGATTTCGTAGAGGCTATGCACTCTATCCTTCAGCATAAGAAACCAGACGATTATGTTATTGCGACAGGCAAACAGCACACTGTTCGCGAAATGATTGAACTTGCATTTGCTAATATTGGATTGATCATCAAATGGTGGGGAAGCGGCATAGACGAAAAAGGTGTTGACCAAAACGGCGTCACAAGAGTTTTAGTCAGCAGAAAATATTATAGACCAAACGAAGTCTATGATCTTCTTGGTGATGCTTCTCGAGCAGCTGCCGTTTTGAAGTGGTATCCTTCCACGAATTTTGAAAATCTTATTCAAGAGATGGTAGAACACGATTTGGAGGAAGAGCGATGAAGTATCCACTAGCAAGTGATACATGGGACGAAAGAGAAAAAGAAGCACTGTATAAGGTGATCGAATCTGGTCGCTATACGATGGGTCCAAAGGTCGAAGAGTTCGAAGAAAAGTTTGCTAAGAAGTTCGGCGTCAAGCATGCTATCATGGTCAACAGTGGAAGCAGCGCGAATCTGCTGATGATCGCTTCTCTTGCTCATCTTGGAGTGTTTCCGCCAGACGCTGAAATTATTGTTCCTGCTGTAAGCTGGAGTACAACATATTTTCCTGTTCATCAACTTGGATTAAAATTGGTATTCGTCGATGTTGACGCATCTTTGAATATCGATCCTTGGGATATCATTCCACATATTACGGATAGGACCGAAGCGATTCTGGCTGTGAATCTCCTCGGAAATCCATGCGATATGGAAACATTGCAATACATTTGCCGCGAAAATAATATTATGTTGTTGGAAGATAACTGCGAAAGTCTTGGTGCAACATACAGAGGAAAGTATGCAGGAACGTTCGGTGAAGTTGGCACATTCAGCTTTTTCTTTAGCCATCATCTACAAACAATGGAAGGCGGAATGGTCGTCACAAATAACGACTATATTGCCGAAATCGTACGATCCATGCGCGCGCACGGATGGACGAGGAATCTAAAAACTGATCTGCTCTATAAGAATACTGGAAATCCGTTCAAGGACAGCTTTACCTTTATCACTCCTGGATATTGCCTCCGTCCATTGGAAATGTCGGGAGCAGTTGGCTGCGTGCAGTTAGATAAGATGGATGATATGATATCTATGCGCAGAAAGAACGCAGAGTATTTCAGGGAAAAGATACCAAATGATTGTAGCATCAAATTACAAAAAGTCACAGAGCATTCTGACCCAAGCTGGTTTGGTTTCAGTATGATTGTTGATAATCGCGATTCTTTTGTCGATCATCTCTATGCTAATGGAATCGAGTCGCGACCAATTGTATCTGGTGATTTTACGCAGCAACCTGTTATGAAATATCTTAACTATAGTTGCTCTAGTGTATTGCATTATTCTAAAATGGTTCAAAAGTGTGGTTTGTTTGTTGGTAACGATTCAATCGATATAAAGGATAGGATTGACCATTTCTCAGATGTTATAGGGGCATTCGATGCATAATATTGCGGTCTTTGGTGCTAGTGGTCTTGTTGGTTCTGCGATTGCAAACATACTTAACACCGAAAAGAATTTCCGATCGTATTACCCAACTCACAATTCTTATGATCTAACAAAGAGACAAGATATCGATATCTTCTTTTCTACAGAAAAGATTGATACTGTGATTATGTGCGCCGGTAAAGTTGGCGGAATCTTTGCGAATATGAATGACCCATATGGGTTCCTTCTAGAAAACGTACAGATGACAGTTAATGTTATCGAATCCTCTCGTCGTAATAAGATTCCGAATCTAATCTACCTTTCTTCTTCATGCGTTTATCCAAGAAACAATCGTCAGCCAATGTGCGAGACTGACTTGCTAACAGGAAGTTTTGAGCCAACGAACGAAGGTTATGCTCTTGCTAAAACTGTTGGTGTTAAGATGGTCGAATATCTTTACACTAAACAAAATATGAATTATGTTTCGCTCTTGCCATGCAACATATATGGACCGAACGATAACTGGACAGAATCTGGGCATGTTATGACTGCTTTGATTAAAAACATTCATAGTTCTATGCAAAAAGGCGAAAAGTCGATTACGATTAGAGGAACAGGAAACGCTCGCCGCGAGTTCCTACATTCATATGATCTGGCTGATGCTGTTGTTCATATCCTAAAGAAAATGCACGAAGATCGACTCCCATATCATACAATCAATGTTGGTAGTGGTTCTGATTATAGTATCTCACAATATGCTCGGATGATTGCGGATCATCTCGAATACAACGTTTCTATAAACACCGATTCTTCATACCCAGATGGTATGCCGCAAAAGCTGCTCGATGTTTCTAGGATCCATGAACTTGGCTGGAATCACAATATAAGTATCGGTGAGGGAATTGACGAAATGATTATGGAGTATGAAAATGGAATTAGTAAGTAAGAACGACCCAGCCCTAAAGAAAGTTTGCCATCGTTTCGATTTTGATCAGGAAGATCCTAACTTTCTTTTCGAACAACTACGCGATACTATGTGCGAAAATAAGGGTGTCGGACTGGCTGCTCCTCAGATCGGCGTGTTGCGCAACGTGTTTGTTGTGGGTAATCCAAACGATCCTGACAAAGTGATCCCGTTCTTCAACCCGATAATTATCGACGAATTCGGTGAAGAGGTATATTACGATGAAGGATGTCTGTCGTTCCCTGGGCTTTGGATCAAGATTAAGCGCAAGCAAGGTGTGCGCATTCGCTTTACCAATTTGAATGGCGAAACAGATACTATGAAATTCGATGGTCTTACTGCCAGAATCATTCAGCATGAGTATGACCATTTGTATGGGGTTCTGTTTACCAAACGTGCCAACCTATATCATCTGGAACAGGCTAAGAAAAACCAGAAAAAACTTTTGCGAAAGATAGCAAATGCCAGCTGAAGAACTATTCAAGTTCCCAACGTATTATAACAATGCGAGCGATGATCTAAAAGATAACATCTATCAGCAGATAGATGAGAAATATCTTTCTAAGATCGAATGGGACAAAATTGATTTACAAAGTTCCGTATGGAATAATCAGATCGATTCTGCGTACACAACTCTTGGATCGAGTATAGACAATCTGATAGATTACTATGGTCTGATTCGCCTAGAGTCTTTCGTACTTTCTTCGGCAAGAGAATATCTCGATTATTGCGGTTGGTCGTATGAGGGCGTCAAGATAGAAAACAGCTGGTCGGTGATTGGGACAAAGGGTTCGGTTCAGGGTCACCATACTCATGGATATGGTTGTGGGTTTGGACAGATATCTGGGGTATATTATGTCGCGGGCGTTCCGACTGAGTTGGGCGGTAGATTGAACATCCAATCGCCCTATCGTCCTCTCCAAAAAAACACGTTCCCATTTGGATCCAAATGCTGGGACCAGATTTGGTACGATGCTCGCCCCGGAAGGGTAGTCATGTTCCCAGCTTGGATGACCCACTGGGTTTCCCCCATATATCTGGAAAATTACAAAAGAATCACGATTGCATTCAACGTCACAGCCTATTGAAATAAAATTACGCAAACCGCCGAAATCGGGTAATTTTCGGTCTTTTTTGAGAAATTGTTATATTTCAATCACTTAGCGATGAAGATTTCCCTTTAC